AGGCATCTCCTGAACCACTAACTGTGTAGTGTGTAGTTATAGTTTTAGTTGTTTCAGTTCCAGTTGAAGAACGTATGATAACTTGAAGATCAGAGTCAGCAAAAATTTTAAAAGTATAGGCAAAAACTGTAGTAGAACCATTACCTGAGTAGGAGTTTTTTACTGTAGTTGAAGATACTGTCATTACTAAAATCCTTTAAATTGTGTTGATGGTTTAGTCAATAAAAATTCTTGGTTATAGTCTCTTTTCATCCTATTTTCTATCCTTCTCAATGTTCCAGGAGACATGGTTTCCATTATTTGATAACCAATAAGATAATCAAAAGCAGTCTTTAGATAAAACAAATTCATAAAAGGTATACTTTGACTAACAGCTCTGTAGGCAGTTCTCCCTGCTTTACCACCTTCACCTCTTATACCATATTTAATTGCTTGAACAAGATCAAATGCAGTCAAAGGAACTGGTCCAGCTAATTGTCCTATAATATCTCCACCACCTCTTGTTTCTTGAAATAAAACATCACCATAAATACCAAGACCTCCACCTTGTAAAAAAGCAGCCATAACAGATTTAATTTTTGTTGGGTCTCTTGGTGATCTGCCTTTTAATAAATCTTTTATTGTCATTGATAAATATCCTAGTAATCCCGAAGTAACTATGATTGCTCCCATACCAATGATACCTCTTTGTAAATCTTTATTTGATCCTTTAAAATAATCTGCTTCTCTACCTAAAGTTTTCATAACAATAGAAATTGGAAATGCTTTAAATTGTCCTATAAATCTTATAGCTTCTCCAGCAAATGTTCCTGCTAATTTATTTTGAGTCATAGTTGCTCTAACTCTTGCATCAGGTTCTATAACAGCATAAATTGATCTATCTAAAAGCATACCTGAAACAGATGCTTTAAATTTATCTTTTTCTATACTTATTTCTCTAGCAGTTAAATCATCAATGCCTGTAATTTTTTTAACATCAGCATCAGATATTTTATCTAATAGACCTATGTTAATAAATTCTGTACCATCATCTGCTTTTTCCATAGCTGTTTTTCTTATAATATTCCATTTTGTAGAATTAATATTGTAAACTTCAAATAAACTTTTTAGTTGTGGACTTAAAGAATCAAATGATAAATTTTTTTGTTTTGCAAAATAATTAGCCATACCTAACATAGCACCTTCTTTTAAAGTGTTAGTCCACCATGATAGTAAATTGACTTTGAAAAAAAATCTTTGTGCTTTTGTAAAACCTTTACTTAAATTATCACCTACCTGATACCTTCCTGCAATATCATAAATTGTATTGTCAGCTATAAAACCAAGCATTTCAGCTATTTCTTTTTTTTGTTTTGTATTTTTTATTCTACCCAAACTTTTTAATGCTTCTGCCATTCCACCTAAAAATGATCTACCTTGATACCTCATTTCAGAACCATATAATCCTATGTCAGCAGCAGCTGAAATTGTAGCACCTCCTAATTTTGCCATAGAAGATAAAGCTCTTGCAATTGCAGAATATTTTGCAACACCAAAATTTTCTACTGTGTATATAGAACCATCTACAACTGATAAAAATTTATCAAATTGACCTGACGATACTTTATCTTGATTTCTCCCTTCAGAAATCATCCTTTTAGCTATAGCTTTTCTAACTTTTTCAAAATTTTCTCTTGGCTTTGTACCTAAAGTATCCATGATACCCATGTTTCTTCCCGCAGTTTGTAAACCTGAAAAAAATGATTCTTTTAAATTACCTACACCAAATACATCGTTATAATCAAACCAATCGTCAGCAGTTTTAAAATGTAAAACTCTTTTAAACTTAGATGATTTTGCAACATCTTTTGTTGCTCTTGCTCCATAACTAAAATCTGCACCATCTGATCTTAAATTTTCGTTTTTTACAAGACTATTGTAAGCAAATAACATAAATTGATCAGTGTCATCCACACCTGCAAATGTTCTTTCTTGATCTAATTTTTCTAAAACAAAATTTTTCCAAGCTGTAAAATTTTTATTGTAATTTATATCAGTGCCTTTTAAATTAGGATCAACTTCTATTTCATCTAAATTTTTTCCTAATTTTTTTGCAGCATCTCTAATAGAATATGGATCATGAGATTGTCTAACAATATAACCCCAAAGTTTTTGTATATTAGCACCACGATCATTTAATTTTAATCTTATTGTTTCAGAATACTCTTCCATAATTTTAGCTAATTTTAAAATATCAGGATTAGTCTCTTTTACTGGTGGTTCTAAACCTGTTAATTCTTCTACATAAGTTTTCTTTTGATTTAATTCATACATGGTTCTAACAACTCTTCTTTGAGTTTCTTTATCCATTTTATCAAACATTACTGTTACATTATTTTCTCTAAGTTTTTGATTAAAACCTGCAATAAGTTGATTTACACTTGCATGTTGTTGAACTGATACAGCTGATCTAGCACCTGTTACTCTTCTGTTTGTTCCCACTAATATTGATATTAATCCTTCTTGTGGATTATCGTTAAAATTATCTAAAATATATTCAACATATTTTCTGCCTTTAATTTCATTTTCTAAAGCATTTCTTTTATTTATTTTTTTTTCTAATTTTATTTGCTCTGATACTTCTTGTGCAACTTTATCAACATTAATTTCATCAATAGATGAAATTCTTTTTTCAGCTTGTGCTATTTTAATTTGATTAATAATCTCATCTTTTTTAGCTGCTTTTATAGATGATTTTCTAAGTAATTCTTCTACTCGTAGTAAACATTTTTTTGACATACTTACCTACCATTAACACAATTTATTGCGTCTCTTATTATTTCATCTAAATCTTTTGATCTTGTATTAACTTCATCAAGTTCTTCTTTAGAAGTTTTTGTTTCAATATCATCATCTATTAATATATCTCTTGATTTTTGATTATCTTTTATTGCATTTAACCTTACTTCTAAATTATTATTTTCAATATCAATATCAGATGATTTTTTGTTTGAAACATTTTGCTCAACAGTATTTAATTCTATTTTATCTACTTCTGATTGTGGTTTGCTTCGTACTTGAGAAGTAGCTACTATATCTTTAGAATTTTTTAAAACAGGATCAGCACTAACCACAGGTGAAACATCAACTGGTTTTTCTAACAACAAATCATTCAAAGATTTTTCTAATAATAATTTTCTTGTTTCAGGATTTGTTCTTTCTAAATCTCTCATGATCCTTGAATTTTCAGGATAATATTCTTTATATAAATTAAGTTCTTTATCAGGTGTACCTGCTTCTTTCATTCTTTGTTTAAATTTACTAGCAGTTCTTAAGTCTTTTAATTTACCAGCACCAACGTGAAGTCCGCCACCAAGAATAGTACCAAAAGTAATATTAAGTAAACTATCAGCAAGACCATAATCAGCTTGTACTTTTTGTGCAACACCATACACAATAGGTTCTACAAGTGTAGCACCTACAGCACCTTCAACAACACCTCTAGTGGCTCTTGCTCTTGTAAAGCCTTGTCGTGCAACAAGACCAGCAAATCTTGCTTGACCAAAGACAGGTATAAAGGAAGCTGCAACATTTATAGGATCAAAAAGAGATACTCCTAATCCTGTAGCAAATTTTAATGCAGTTACGCCAATACCTTTTGGTCCTCTTTCAATAATGCTTTGTCTTTGTCTCTCTTCTTTTTTTTCTTCAACCATTATATCTACAACAGATTGAAATTCATCTTGTTTAAAAAACAAACCAAGATCAGCATATTCTTTATTAAGTTCATCTCTTGAGACACGATTTTCTTCTTGTTTAAGAGCTTCGTTTCTAGCAGACTCCATATCATAAAAAGTTCCAATAGATGAAAGAGGATTAAAATTCCAGTTATCTGCCGCAACAGCTCCTAATGTTTCTCCTAATCTAACAGAGTATTGATCGTAACCTGTCTTTGCAGCTGTTTCATTTATATTTAATCCAAAACCTAATTGTGCCATTAACCTCTGCCTTCTCTTTCTTGTTTTGCTTCAGTATTACGTCTTACATCGACATCAATATCTTTATCTGTTCCTGGAATATTTAAACTTGTGTCGTTAAAGTTAAATTCTAAATTTTCTTTATCTTTGTTTACTATTGGACCAAAAGAACCATCGTTAAAAACAATTCCAAAAATAATTCCTGTGCCGTCTGCTTTATTTCTCCACTCACCAAAATTTTTCATCTGATCTCTCATAGCTTCATTAAGTTCAACTTCCGTAACATCTTCATCCATTGATTGAAAAGCTACAGCACCAAAATCTTCTAAATAAAAATCTTTTATCAAATTTGCTTTTTCAACAATAAAATCTGCACTTGATGCAATCGACTGACCATCATAAATTAAAGGCACAAAAAAAGTATCTTCAATATTAAAGCTATTATTAATTAAACTAACGGCATCTTTTCTAGCTGAGTTTTCACTTTTACTAGGATTTGCAGACATATTGCTTAAAGCATAAAATGTTAAAGTATCAACAATATTATCTATTTTTTCTAGTGCTACGCTATTATTAAAAGAACTTCCTCGCATTGCTACACTTTCAAAATCTTTTAAATTATCTCTAATATCTTTTCTCAAAGTATTAAAGACTACACCTTTATCTAATGCAAACTGCTTTAATCTGTCTTGTTCTTCTTTAGAATCAAAAGTTAAAAACTTTTGTGTAATATTAGGATTATTAAAAAAAGCTGAAAGTTCGGCAGTGACAGGTAAACCTGCTTCACTTAATTGAAGCATAGCTTGTGAATTATACATACCAAACTCTGCGTTTAAATTTTGTAACATAGCCACTCTCATGTTTTGATCGCCATTTACATATTGTTCTACAAAACCATTAGCTTGAGATTGAGACATAACTTTAATTTGATATTGAGGTTGTCCCATATCTATTTGTTTTTGAACTATAATATCAGTTAAAGCTAGTTTTTTCTTAACAATCATTTCTTGATTTGTTTCAACAGCAAGTTCATCAACTAATATTTTTATATTGTCATCTGTTTGTGTTAAAAATAAAACAGGGTCTTCAGCCATAGCTTCATTTCTATTCTTTACAGCGTCAAGATATATTTTTTTAATTTTTTGAGATTTAATAAAAGGATATTTTTGTTCTGCTTCATTAACAAATTCATCTGTAACTTTTGATAAATCTTTGTTAGGAACAGTATTAATAATATTAACATTATCTACAGTCTCTACAACAGCACCATGTTCTTGAATCATTTTTTGATATTCTTTAGGTTGCAATATTTCTTTTGCAAAATTCATATCAAAAGGAACTTTTTTTCCCACTGATGCTGCGGCTAAAAAATTTTTATAATTTTCTCTTATTTCAGGAACTAAAACTGCCTTTGCTTCATTAGCCAATTGTATTCTTTTATTAATATCAAGATCAGCGTATTTATTTTTATTATATCTCAAATCAAGGTACGCTTGTTTAGGATTGCTTGATATATCTTGAGTAGCTTCAAATCCTGATATTTCATTAGGTATATTTAATATTAATTTATTATAAGCATCATTATCAATTCTACCTTTATAATATTTTTCATATAAACGACCTAAATCACCTTTTAACGATGCTATTGCTAAAGAATTTTTACTAACAAATGCTTCAGTTAATAATCTGTTTTTACTTTTAGAAACTTCATTATCTAAACTTTGAATAACATTTGTAGAAACTCTTGTATTAACTTTAAATATTCCTTTTTGAACTTCAGCTAAATAACTATTGTTAAAAGAAGTTTGAACAGCTTTATTAGATGCTAAATTAGCATATTTTTCTTGTATAGTTTTTGATTTTGATTGAACTAATTGAAGTGCTTGGTCTTTATTATCTAATCTACTTGCTTCTTCAAAAACATCTGTAAGTTCTAATAAAGATTCATTTTCTAATTTTAATGCTTCTGTTTTATTTTCTAAATCTTTTTCTGCTATTGCGTGTTTTGTTACTGCTCTTGTTACAGGCGATAGAGCATCCGCTACTGTATTTAAAGGGAGTTTTACATTAGAAGTTACTGAAGCAGTTTCAGCGGTAGGTCTAACTTGTGTTGTAAATGTAGGTATCTTAGGCATTAAAAACTATAACCTCCACCATAACTTGTTAATCCACCAGTAAATGTGTCTGATTGTGGTTTTGGTTTTCCAAAATTATTCATTGATAATAAACTTGTTCCTGTCTGAGCAATAGTTCCAATTTGTGCTAATCTTGATTGTTGTTTTGCTACCTCTCCTGATATTCTAGCAAAGTTTGCTCTTTCTATAGCTTGTGATTTTTGAATTTGAGCATTGTATTTCATAATTTCTTTTTGTAATTCTGCCTCTCTTTTATTTGATGTTGCTATCTTCCAAGCTGTTCCTGAACCTTGAACTACTCCTGACTTTGCAAGATTAACTTTTGTTTCACCTTCTATTTTTCTAAATTCTTTATCAAATTGTGCTAAATCAAAATTAACTTGATCATCTATAGTTTGAGCTTGTTGCTCTATAACTTTAGCATTACGATTTGCATTAGCTTGATTGTATTTACCTATAGCACCTTGTTGTTGAAATTGTGCTGCTCCGATTGTTGCTACTACCGCTGTTTGCCAACTCATTAAAAAATCCTCGCATATCTGAAGTGATCTGAACCATCAAAACCATAATGTTTCATCAACCCTTCGTTTTCTAAACCAAGCCATGAAGCGAACTTCAAACCTATTTTGAAGTCAGCTCTTACAGCTGTTTGTACTCTTTTTATATTATTTTCTCTAGCTAGTCTTGTAAAATTTTTCTTGATAGCTCTAGCAATAACTAGCGGGTGATTCCAAACTTTACTTGTTGCCAAAACCCAACCCTCTGCTACACCATTCCATATAATCTTCATACCCGCAGAAGCAATAGGCTCGTTGTTTATAATACACGTATAAGCTAATCCGTCTTGTTCTAGTTCCATCGCATCGCCATCAAACTTAGCATCTTGATCCATCAAGACGTGGTTCATTTGATTTGCAAGGATGATCTTACCATGTTT